CATCAGTTGCTGTCAAAGCTCCTAAAGTGTCATTGTCTGTTGCACTGTCAACATAGTCTTTTACTGCTGCACTTGTTGGCAATGTTGTGTCATTGTCATTTGATGCAATTCCTTCTGATTCTGTAACTATAACAGCATCAGCAATCTTTGCAATTGTCACTGCATCATCTGCAATTGTCAGAGCTGTTGATCCTGTGACATCTCCTGTATGTGTCGCATTTGTCACTTTTGCTGTATTTGCTGCAATTTCAGTGTTGATAGAGTTTGCTAGTTTGTCAGCAGTTACTGCATCATCTGCGATGTTTGATGTGCCTACAGATCCTGCAGCAGTTGAGAGCTTGCCAGCAAGTGAGGTTGTCATAGTTCCTGCAAAGTCTGCATCATCATTGAGTGAAGCTGCAAGCTCATTCAGCGTGTCTAGAGCAGCAGGAGCTGCATCAATTGCATTTGCTACAGCATTGTCTGCATAGGCAGTTGTCGCAATTTTTGTGGAGTTGTCACTAGCAGATTGTGTTGTTGTTGTTGGACTGCCTCCTAGTGCAACACTATCTGCAATTCTTGCAGTTGTTACAAAGTCATCTGCATAGATTTCAGCAAAATTGTTTTTTGCTTTTGTCATAGCAGCTCTCAGATTGTCTCCATCTCCAGAATTTGCTGCTGTGCCTGTATTTATTACCTCTAAAGCCATTATTTATTGATTAAAAAGTTGTTTGATCTGCAGTGTATATTGTTTGATCTGCAGTGATTGTTGTTAAATCTATTGAAAGGATTCCTCCATCTGCATTAAATGGATAGATTGAACCCCATCCACTTGCTGCATTTGTGTCTCCCCACCAGCTTGTTGTATATATCTGCCCATAACTCATAAAACCCAATCTATTTTGTATGATTCATAATTTGGACTCATGTCCTCATTGCTGTTTGAGAACCATTCTGGGAAGTTTGTCGAGGCATTGAATGCCATGTGATCTAGAAACCTCTCAGTGTAGCTCTCAGCTCTTTGTCTTTCTATTTGTACAAGATCTTTAATCTCCTCAGCAGATGGCTCAGAAGCGTTCTCTGAAGTGTGTTTGAACACTCCTTTGTTTGAGATAGTGTAGGCTGCTGTCTTTAGGAACTCTGAGAGACATAAATGGATCAAAATAGGCTTCACAAAATTGTTAAGCAGATCCAGATAGGGATTTGACAGTGAGCTTCCAGCAATGTCTGCTGCAAGTTTGTTGTAGAGGTCAGTCCCTATGATCTCTCTGAGATATTGAGTCTGAGCCAGGTGCAAAGCAGGCACAAGCTTATCACTATCTATTGAGGAGTCCAGGATCGGACTCTTTCTGATTATGTCGTTTTTGCTACAAAATAAAACTGTTGCCATATTAACTTGCTCTTCCTTTATTTGGTCGGTCTCCTGGAGGAGTTCCTTCTATTCCTTTTCTTTTTAGTCCTGGTACATTTGCCACTCTCTTGTCATTTTCTAGATCATCTGTGCTGCTAGGCTCTAGGAACTTTCCTTGAGTGTCTCTTTTTCTAAAAAAGATCATCCTCTTAAAAAAATGTCTGCAGTTAACACCTCCAGAATAGAGAAAAATGCTATAGTTGTCAGATCCTCCTTTTCCTAGTCCTGGATTTGGATCTAGTGCTGACAGTGCATCAATATCTTCTAGCCTATAAAGAAGTCCATGCTTTGTGCCTGCATTTCTTGACATCATCTCAACACAAAACTTTCTTTGTGGATTAGGATTTCCAGCATAGACATATCTCAGTTTGTAGAGACCTTTGTCCTCTTTGCTTTTAGTGTCTCCATCTGCAGTGTTTGCAAACATGTCTATTTTTGACAAACTGTACTCATGCTGTGGATCTGTGACTGCTGTCTCTTCTATCAGTTCCCACTCATCAGAAATGTCCTCTCCATACTGTGACAGCTTTTCTATGATTAAACTTTCATGCTCTACACTTAGATCTGGTCTCTGACTTGACAACTGCTGTCCTGTTTCCTCCTCAACTTGTTCCTTTGTCACAGCGTTTTCTGTGTCTGTAAACTCTATTGGAGTGAGTGTCTGCATGTAAAGATCCAGAGAGATCCCATTGACTGCTAGGATGTCATCAACTGCATCAATGATGTCATTCTGATAGGGTTTAATCACTAGGTTTTCAAAGAGATTGTGTGCATTTTGAATCTCTTCTGCATTGTTTCCAAGTGAGTTCCCTGTGTCTCTAATTCCTACAAGAAGAGGTGATGTGATTCTGTGTCCTATCATAAGCTTCCTGGAACACTCCTCAGAGATGTACTGATAGACTTCTGCAGAGTTTGGGGGGTTGATGTCCTCAATTGTTGTTTTGTTCTCTACAGAGTCGCTAAATGACACAATCACCTTCTCTCCATGAACTCCTGTGAGCTTGTCTGTGATCTCTTGTTTGATTTTTCTCATGCCCTCCACTGATGGAGATCCATTTGCAAAACTAACAAGCTTGCTTCCAGAAAAAGAGTTCTCAACCTCATTGACCAGGAACTCAGAAATTGAGCATTCTAGCTTTCCATAGTTTAGAGATCCAATGTAGTCTGGGACACTATAGTAGTGCATAGATGGAATGTGCCTTCTGATGATGTAGATTTCATTTTTTGCACCAGATCCAAAGACAGGAATCCTGGTAAGCTTGTCTCCGTCTTTGTAGTCTTTCCATTTTGGGTGATAATAGTAGGCATTGATTGCTCCTTTGTCATCACACTTTTCTGCTCTTAGTGTCTCTCTATTAAAATGTGATACTTTGACCACTTTTTTCTGTAAGTAGCTCACTTGTATAGCAGCCTCTCCTAGAAGCTTGTAGTCAAGTGCTATTTTCTTGAGATCTTTAGCTTTAAATAGTGATCTAAACTGTGCAAACTCATCTGGCTTCCTGGAAGCATTATGTGCGTGCATTCCCTTGCCCACTATTTGATTGACAATTCCTGTGATCGTGCTGTGTGATGTCGGACTGTTTAGATAGACATCAATAAGCTCATCATAAAAAAGATTAGATGTGCCAAAAGCAACAAAATCCTTCTTTGCATCCTCTATGACTTCTGGAGTCTGATAGGCTTCTAATTGTATTACTTCAAGGCTATTCATAAACTAGATAGTCATTTGTAG